AGCTGTAGTAGCCATTATTATATACCTTATAAAATTTTAGTTTAGTTACCCTTTACCAAAGGTAACTTTCGATTTCCTATCATTAAAGATAGGCATTCTCGGATCATTTTCTCGCATCAGATTGCTGTCAACAGATTGAATCTGAGCCGTAGACTGCTGTCTATAGTAGTCATTTCGCTCGTCAACCATCTCTTGAGCTGCCTTACAAAGAATCAGTCCACCAATTACCACGTTGTCTTTGAACCTTTCGTTTTCAATAGCGACAAGTGTTATCTCTGGGTGATCTGAAGCCTTTACTGGCTCCCAACCTTCACGAATTTTAGATGAGACGTTAGTAGCATCAACAGCACCTTGCGTACTTGTGCGAATCCAGCGAAATTTATATCCATCTTGTGGGATTGGAGAAGGCAAAACTTCTGGTCTTTTCCAAGCGGTCTTACGGATAGTCTTATCACGGGTTGTTACTTCACGATTAATTCTGTTCTCAGCCATTATACTTTCCTCATCTCTTCAGCAACCTTTTTGGCGTATAGCTCCAGTGGAACTCCGAGTTTCTTAGCGATAGCTACTTGTGTTTGCGTTAGGCGCACCTTTTTGGGTGCTGTGCTCCGCGACGCGGGGGCAACCACATTACTTCTTCGCTTAGAAGGCTCAGTGCTTACTGAAACTTCTTGTCCGGTCTCTATCCCGAGTTCTTCGGGGAAAACCTTTTGCATACGGGCGTCTATAGCCTCGTAGTATTCATCACTGCCTGTGTCTATACCTTGCTTAACTAGCTTCTGGTGTACACCCATGGCGACAGCCGTCATCTCGTCGTCATCACCAAACCACGTATTCTCTGAGGCCCATTCTGCGGCTCTAGGGTCAGCGGTTGGTGCTTCAACAGCTCTTTCCGGTAGTTGTACACTACTTCTTTCTCTTTGTAAAGAGTCAACATTATAATTACTTATCTTATCGGCACGGATGTTAGCGGTGGTAAGTCGTTCTTGTGCAGTTAGAACCTCTTCTGCGTCACCACCCTCATACGCTGTCTTGTACGCTTTCTTGGCCATTTCTAGCTCGGAAGCGGTACTTTTCTTAGCGTTCTCGATAGCCGACTTCTTACTAGTAAACGCTTTCTCTTGTAGCCCTTCGTTTTCTTCTAAGAGCTTCTTAGCAAGGCTCTCCAGCTCTACACGCTCGCGCATAGCTTCTTCTTTGGCGCGGCGCTCGTCATGGTAACCCTTACTAAAGTGTTGAATTCTTTTACGTACTTTCTCAGAGTAATCTTCCAACTCGTCGTCAGTAACGTCTTCAGGGGGTTTAGAGGCTTTACGCCCACGATCTGCTTTCGGCGTATCATCGACTACTTCAATCTCTACCTCTTTTTTAGCTTTCTTGTCCTCAACCTCTACCTCAACTTCTCCCTCTCCCAACGTTTTAGCGCTGGAACTCTCGATCTCAACTTTATTTTCTACGCCGTCTCCCTCAGGAAACTCAAACTCTACTTTCTGAAAACCCATAACTTACTCCTTACGCTCGTGATATTTCACGGGGATCGCTAACGACAGCCTCTACAGAATCATCGTTCATCAAACGATACTCTAGACCATCAACTTTAAATCGCGTGCCAGTATTAGCACGAAACATTACATAATCGCCAGTCTCACACCAAGCGCCGGTAGGGAAGCGTTCTTTATCAGCGTAGGCACCTTCACCTACCGCCATAACTCTACCCATAACAGACAAGATATGTTCATGGTTTTGATCTTTTGTAGACTTAATAATGCCACTACTACCATAGGTTTCGTCTACCTGCGGTATAGCTATTAAGACCCTGTAGCCCACTGGTCTGGGCAGCTTCTCAAGTAACTCACTGTCTACATCACTTATATCAGTCATCGTCATCATCCAAAAAATTGCGCGAAAGGTCGTCTACGTAAGATAAGCTGGACTTTAGACCTCGGATCAAGCCAACTACTTCCCGGTAATCGGCGTAGTCTTTCACTGCGCCCCCACCAAGATGTTCTTCTGCTGCGGAGATTTGCTCCACGATTTGTTTATTTAGCACGTCAAAGACGGTAGTACCCATAATTATTCCTTAGGTTTTGTTTGTTTTACTGAGTCAATAGTAGCCTTACGCAAGTCTGCGTTTAGCTTTAGGTTGTCTCTCGCCGAATCAGCGTCTAACTTCTCTCCCGCCTTCTTCATGTCGAGTTCCAATTCTGCTCTGTCAAGCTCCAGTTCTGTCTGCTTAGCTTGGATGTCAGCCATCATTCCTTGGGCCTTCATCTGTAGCTCTTGCTGCTTGAGCTGTGCGTCCGTCTGATCCTTCTGCGTCTTGCGCTGCTGCTCTTGCTGCTTGACCTGTAGCTCTGCTTGTTGCATCTGGATAAGTGGGTCTTGCTGCTGTTTCTGCTGTTGAGCTTGGGCGGCTTGCTGCTTGTTCTGCTGCATGAGCTGCTGCCCTGCCTTTGCGGCGAGACGGGATATACTGATTTCGATTTCCGTTGGTAGCTCTGAGTTTGGTGGGGGTAGCTGGGCGCCCAACTTCTCTTCTACTGCTTTGCGATACTTAAACGCCAAGTGTTCAGCTAAGTGAGCCTGTAGTGCCGCCATCATCTGCTGTGCCTGTGGGTTCTGGCCTAGTGATTGCATAACCATCGGATCTTGCATAAACGCTTGGTGCGTGGCGATGTGGGCGTCATGGTCTTGCTCGATGAACGCTTTGATCGGCTTCATGTTGAGGATAGCCATGTTCTCACTGATCGGGTCTACTTTCTTAGCATCATCCTTGGTTGGGACAATCTTATCAGCGTTCTTGATACCCATTACTTCAATCATCTCACGGTGGAGTACAGGTAGGTCATATATCTGAGGTGCCTGTGTAGACATCTGCAACACTGCCTGATACTGCACGACACGTTGGGCCATTGTGGAGCTGTTAGGGTCACTAACAGGAATCACATCGACCATAGAGTAGTCTTCTTTTTTCGCTGAGTTCTCCCCGCGTGCAGGGATATACTCGTAATCTTCTGAGGCTTCCTCGGCCATAATAGCCTTGAGCATTTTAAACTCTTGCTTCATGGCGAAGTGGACACGAGACTGCACAGCAGCCATAGGCTTCAGCGTACGCTCTAGTAGCGCCAGCGTAGTACCTACTGGGGCGTTAGCGCCCATGTCAGAGATGTCCATATCAGCGATAGCGCCGAGTCTACGGCCTTCTGTAGTGATCTTATCTAGGAGAGCTAGTAGGGTCTGACTAGGCTCTTTATAAGGGAGAGTCATAATGTTGTCGCGGATGCTACCTGATGGCACGTCCACATCTTTAAACTCGCCCGGCATAATTGGAGAGTCGTCACCTTTAATACGTAAGCCACGGGACTTTAAACCACCCGGTAGGTTAGAAAGCGTACCAGCGTCCACCAATTGCCGTATAAGCGACGTTCCGGCTTTAGCGTACCCGCCAATAATGTGGATCAGTCCAAGGCCGTAGAAGCCAAATCCGGGCACGTACACGTAATGCACGAAGTGCTGGTTCTTTAGGTTAAGGTCGTCTGACTCATCCCAGTTACGGCGGATAGCTAGGATTTCTCCTGTGCCCCGCTCAATAGTAACTACATAAGGCTTAGCGATAGCGTCCTCGTCGTTATCTTCTTCGATAACCAGATCAGCATGGATCTCATACAAGCAGAAACGGTCGTCATCGGTCATCGAGTAACCGCCTTCTTCTGCCTTACGCTCTTCGATGTCTGAATGGTATGGCTCTGGTTCCCCTAGGTCTACGTCAACATAAAAGCCTGCTTGTTGTAGTTTACGTACTTCATTCTCGCTTTTACGCATCACATGAGTAACACGTTCGGCGGACTCGATGTTAGACGCTCCATATGGAACGATAACGTCCTCTGCGGGGATGTAAAGGGATACTTGACGGCCTATGTTAGGGTCGAAGTAAACCTTCTTAAAGGCGCTCCCTCCCAGTCCTAAGCTATACAACATACGCTCGTGTTCAGGGCGGTATTCAACCATGTTCTCAGTAAGTTCATAGTTCATGTCCGCTTTTACACGTTCCCCGGCTTCTACCTTCTCTTTTGTCTCTTTTCCGAGGATTTTAATCTGTACTGGGCCGGCAGCAGGGAAAGTCTCACTCATAGCCTCGGCTTGGAATCGTATAGCTGCTTCTGACAGCACTGTAGAGAACACCCCACACGCGCCTTCCCAAGGAGTAGTACGCTCTTCGGTCTTAAATCCTAGGACATCTAGCCCTTTAACATAGGCGTCTGCCCAGTCTTTCCGGCTCTCTTGGTCTGCGTCAACTAACGCGATAAGCTCCCCAGAAAGCTCTTGTAGCTCTTCCTCGTCCATATCCTCGACTAGGTTGTCGCCAAACCCGTTATCTCCCACCTCTTTACCCGGAATAAGGGTGATTTCGACTGATCCATCGTCTAGTGTGACCATTTCTGGGTCTACAATCTCAATTTCCAGCTCTCCGCCTTCCATTTCCATCTCTAGTGCTTCGTCCTCGATCCCTTTTGGGGCCGGGTTTGTACTTTTCTCAATAGCCATTGTCTTTGCCTTTAATAGTAGCCGCTACTTCTGTTCGACTTAAAATATCGTTCTTCTTCTGGCTCATCAGAGGGTAAGCGAATAAACCCACCCTGCCGGAACCGCATTAATGCCATAACTGTAGAATCCACCAAATCATCGTTGGACATAAACGGGAATCCAGCGATCTCCTCGATCACCTCCTCACCCCAACGCGTTTGTGGAACCCAAACTAGCCCAGATTGTACAATATCAGATACAGAATTTAAACGGGCAAGTTTATCCCCTGAACCCCTATGAGGAGTAAATTCTGACACAGGAAGGCCCATTCTTCGCATTTCTTGATACAAAGCGGTACCAGAACTCTTCTTTTCCACAATAAACGCGTCAGGTTCCCACTCTTTATACTCTTCTAGGGCCATTTCTTTTAATTCTGGGAATTCTAGACGTTTTTTGATACTATTTAGTAAAATAATGTTGTACGCGGAGGTTTCTTCGTTCATAAATACCCCCCAAGTGGTTAGCGCAGTGTAATCGGCACGGTTATGTTTCTCCGCCGCCGAGTCAAGGCTCATTATTATGTATTCACAGGCGGGGGCATCATCGGAATCCCATATCTGCCACCATTCCCGCTTCACTACCGCAGCTTCCTCGGCGGTTGGCTGTTGTTGGTACTGTGCGTTCCACTGATATGTAGGCATCGACGCTTTGGTACGTTCTAGGGCCAACAAGTCAAAAAATTCAGGCCATAAAGGCTTTTCAGTCACTCCACCCGTAATTTTATCGAATATTTCTAGGATTGCAGGGAACTCTACGACCTCAAACTGGTCAGCGCGTTCGTTTTTCTTCATGTCCTTGACTACACGGCCTGTTAGGTCGTCCATATGCCATCTAGTCTGGACGATAGCTACTGCTCCCCCCGGCATAAGTCGAGTACGGGCACCAAACGTGTACCATTCGTACGCTTTCTCGAACACAATGAAGTTTCCGTTGATCACATCTTGCTCAGAGTGCGGATCATCCACCAATAGCAGGTGGGCACCACGTCCAGCGAGTGCAGAACCTACACCACACGCATAATACTCTCCACCTTGGTTGGTATTCCAACGTCCGGCAGACTTAGAGTCCTTTGCGAGCTGTACAGTAGGGAAAATTGCTTGGAATCTAGGGTCAGAGATAAGATTTCGTACTTTTCGACCAAAATCTACCGCGAGATCGGTCGTATGCGACACCATCATCACTTTTTTGTCGGGATTACGGCCTAAGTACCACGCAGGGAAGAAAATGGACACTAATTGAGACTTACCATGTCTCGGAGGGATGTTTACACACACCCGATCCTTATCTCCACGCTCAATACCCATTAGCATGTCTGCTAGTATGCGATGATGCTTCCCAACAATGAACTCGGGCATCATATGTCGGCAAAAGGCGATTAAATCGTCATATGCAGCTTTTATGTCGTCTTTATCCTCAATTGCATCCATCATCTTAGTGATTTCTACAACTTCTTCCTCAGAAAACGAGTCTATGTTGGCCAGCATGTGCTGGATCTCGCTTTCAGTGAAATTAGGTACCACATTACTCATCTATGGTGTACTCAGACTCAGTTACCATCACCACACGTGCTCCACAAGGCAAAATCGGCTTGTCGTCGGTACTTTGCAGCACTTGACACGGCCCATTTATTGTGATGGCCCTACAATACTCGTTCTTTCGCCCTGTTTTTACGGTAATCACCGGCTCATTAGTCCCATTTTTCAGGTTGGCACGGATTTTGTGTTGGTTTACGTGAATATACGTTTTAGTCATCGTCGTAAACCTCATCATCAGCTACTAACTCGCCCAATTCGGCGTCTAAGTCCATATCTGCGTCTAACACGCCAGATTCGACGGTTTCTAGGGGGATCGGTTGTGGACTTACTAGTTTTTCGAGCTTCTGACGCAGTTTTTGCTTTAGCTCATCGCTAGTTTGGTGTGTTACGGTTACTTCGGTCTTCTCTGCAAACAGCCCTACGTCCGAAATCTTACCCAGTAACTCTAATGCACGTAGTCGTACCTTAGCGTCGGGGTTCTCGGTCTCTATAAGTAGCTTGTTAGTGACTAGGTGTCGGACAGTCTTAGCGGATTGGACAACAGACTGACCAAATTCAGTCAGAATACTAGCTGTAAGTACCAATGATGCCGGTGTCAGGGTCGAAACCTTATTAGGTGTCACTTTTTTAGACGTTTTTTCGGGGTCGTCAGCATATGCAACTGCCAATCTAGCCGCAACGTCTTTGTCTTCTTTGTTAGGCGTTATGTTCACGCCCTCTTTCGCCAGCTTTTTAGCCGTCTTGCTCGCAGCCTGCATTCGTAGGGTTAAATCTACGGCAGAGTCGTTGTCTTTCAGCGGAACCCCGACTTCTGGTTCGATATTTATAGTCATATTGTATGCGCAGTTGTTAAACCGGAGGTGTCTTTATACCAGCACGTTATGGGGTGTGTCAAGCGGTATACATAGAGGTATACCATTTATGGTATGTAGTACATATATATGTATCATTTCCGCTCATATCTGATTGAGAATATAATGCACATACCGAGCGAAAGAAGTATAATGCCGCTCCATTTTTAGCCTGACCCCCACTTAACTATAATCTACTGGAGTAACCCGTGTTCATTTGGCCCACCATTTTCGTCTTATCTGCCTGTGCAGTCGTCCTACTTGGCCTTATCGCCATTGTCTTGGAGGAACCCTTTAAGTAACTCGA